ATCCATGGAAACGATTCGAATCTCTCCAGCTTGTTTCGGCATGTTGCCCAGCTTTTTACGAGTGCCTTTAGCCTCAACGTATTCCCTATCAGTTGGGGGATAGAATGCTTTGGGTAGTGTTCTACACTGTTGAATGTCATCTAATTTATAGTAGGCATTTTCATTTTCACCTACGAACAGGGCTTCGTACTCCATGTCAAACGACATTTGGTCGAAGTCTTCCTCTGTTCTTTGTTGTTCTACACGCTTCTTAGATAGCAACCTGTGGTAAACTGATAATTGCCATGGTAGAACTGCTACAAAGTAGTCTTTGCCTTCAACCATATTCTTCATATAAGATTTGAAGGAATCCCATATCCAGTGGTTTCTGTACCACGCAGAACTTATATAAATCTCCTTATTCTCCTCGGTTAAGTGGGAATACTTAGGATTCTGTAAATATGGGGGAGTTCTATTTACGTTAAGGAATGGTCGTAAGATTTGGTCGATTGTTTCTTTTGTGATTAATCGAAACTCATCGACAATAAGGATATTCGCACGATATCCACGAGCAGAGTCACCTGACGTTACTGCTGTGATTTTCGAGCCATTATGGAAGACTACATAACACTCATTGGTGCTGGTCTTAAACTCTTTAATTTCCCTATCTAAGTTCTTAGAGGTATTCTTAAGAGCGAATATCTTTTCAGTTATAATCAACTTACTTTGACCCTTTGTTCCTGACGCTAGAACAATATTAGACTGTGGATAGAGGATCGCTCTGATAACACAGTAGATTGCGATAATGTAAGATTTCCCTTGCCCACGAGCCGCAATATACATAAAGAATGCATATTTATTCATAGCCCATAGCAAAAGTACTTGATACAGGAATAAGTTAACTCCTAAGTACTCCTTGGCAAATCTGTGTGGATTGGCTCTATAGAAGGATGTCCAACGTTTGAACCCTTCTTTAGTTTTGTTTGTGTTGGTGGGTTTCTTTTTATTTTTATTCACTGCCATGATTATTCCTCATCAGGTAATTTCTGAATATCTTCATCTTTTACCCTACCGAATACACGACCTACTTGAGTGATAAACCATCTATCAATATATTGTCTAATATACTTAGGTTCATACTCATTGTTGTCTTCTGTTACTGGTTCAGTTTCTTCTATTAATCGAACCCATTCGCCCCAACTACGTAATCCACCATCTTCAGATGCACTCTTAACCTGAACTGGCTTGATGTTAGCATCTTGCATTTGAGTTGATAATGTCTTCATCATCTTCTCATATTTGTTATGGTCGCCCTCTTCAAGCGCCTTATTACCCATCCATTGAGTCCTAGCCATATTCTTGAATAGTCTCTCTTGGATAGTGTTGTCGACTTCGTTTCCACCTAAGTTTTCGAACTCTTCTTCTAAGAAGATATAGTCCTCTAATTCTAGGTTTCTACCCCAACGCTTAATGATCGCATTAGTGATTTCGAAGTTCTCGTAATCAATTTCTACTAACTCTGCTTTGTTAGTTTTACCTGTGATGTCGTCAGAGTCCTTGAAGTGAAGGTCTCTATTCTGCTTTAGAGACAGGTTCTTAAAATAAGTACCGATTGTCTCAGTGTTGGCTTGGTTTGCTTGTTTCCAAAAGTCCTTGAGATAAGGAATATCCATTGTCCTCAAGAAGCTATATAGCGTGTCCATATCATTGAGGTCAATCGCCTCTTTGACACATTTCTTAGCAAAACCAAACTGCTCATTAATCAAAGGGTTTCTGTGTGAATAGAAACTTGATGATGCGAATTCTTTGCCACAGTGTAAACAGGTTTTCTTATTGGATGTAGTCACCCTATCACCACCTTGTTAAACACATGTGCTTAAGATTATTGTCTTTCAATTAATTCAGTAATATGTTCATATGTTGAAACTTCTGTAACTGTAATTACCTTGCTATATCCACCTTTAAGTAGTTCATTACGAATACTCTGTGGCAAGTAAATAGGCAATATCAAAATATCAGTTTCATCATGCTTGATAAGCCCTTCTGAATTATGAATACTTTCAACAAAGAATAGAGTAGTGTCACCTACTACACAAGATGAGACAAAGTGAAGGTCTCCATCATAGTCAATAGATGCTTCATCATATCGAGCAACATCTAAGCCTTGTAACAACTCAAGTAAATCCCTTGTACTTAGTACAACTGTGATATCTTGTTTCTCGTTGTCATTGGCATGAAAATGTTCTTCAATTAAATGATTTAATTCTTTAATAGTTTCTCTCATTTCAACGCTCCTGCGTTTAATGCAAATAAAGAATCAATGATGTTCTTTTGCATCTCGACATAACGTTGTAAATCAGAGATTTGTTTAATATCAATAAATTTACATGCTTTGATTTCCTCAATCTTGGATTGAATGAAAGCATAGTTACTTCTTAATTCTTGTTCCATCTTATTTCCCTCTCTCTCATTCAATGGGGGTGCTTGCAATGCGTTCGGCTGTGTGAAGTATAAAACTTCACACTAAGGCAACAAAAGGAGTTGTGCGAGATAACGAGTGTAAAACTAATTTGAATAACACTAACACAAAGGAGGCAATAGGTGCTTTCACACACCCGAACGCACTGCAAAACACTTAATTTGTACTATGCTCGTAAGCTGTCAGTACTGGTCTGTTTCAACCTAAAATAGTGAGCACATGGCTCAATCTTCATTAATATTCAGTTGTCAAGGTCGCACGATACGTGCGATGATATAATGGCGCAGTGGAAGTGGACTCGAACCACTTCAACCGCAATAAAGTTACTAACAGTACCAGTGCGCATCCAGTAAAGCTTTCTCAAATATTGCAGACCTTCCAATAGGACACCGCATGGTGGGAGAGACAGGATTTGAACCTGTGAACCTTTCGGGACAGTTTTACAGACTGCCAACTTTAACCACTTGTATACTCGCCCACTAAGGGATTCTAGACTCCCTAGGTCTCCATGGTGGGAGTCGAACCCACAAATAGCGCATGCTGACTTTACCAATTTGTCCACACGGAGATAATAAAAGCGCCTATATTTCAAGGCGCATAGTTTATAGTTTAATTAGTCGCAAGAACCACTGTCATATGAACTATCATCATAAATGATAATTGGTGATGGCGATGGTGTACTTGGTCTTGGTTTACGTTTAGTTGTCATGTCAATTCTCCTTAGTTCTGAATCTTATCAGTTAATGAATCGATTGCTCTAAAAGAATCATATGCTTGTGTAAATGTGTTATCAACTTGGCTTTGTACGCTGTCAATAATCATTTTCATTTGTTGGAACTGTCCAGCAAGTGCGATGTTACCTTCTTGTTGAGCCATGTTCATTAAAGTTTCTAAGTTTTGCTCTACAATATCAAATTGCTTAAGAGCCACTTTGCCATTCTCTAATGTGCGAATACCTGTTTTCGCTTCTGAGTCAACTTGGTTTGCTACTTTCTCTGCTTTTAATCCTGTTCCAAACATACTTCCGAATCCTGCCATATTATCCATACCTCTCTCTTCTCTCTCAAATAGTTATTTTTATTGGCACAGGTTGAAGGACTTGAACCCTCACTGACAGTTTTGGAGACTGTAGTGCTACCATTACACTAAACCCATGTGTGGAGGAGGGTGAGAGATTCGAACTCTCGAAGGGCGCTCATCACACCCTTAGTGGTTTTCAAGACCACCGCATTCAGCCATGCTCTGCCAACCCTCCGTGGCTTGCCTATCAAGACTCGAACTCGAACTAACAGGGTAGAAACCTGTTGTGCTATCCTTTACACCATAGACAAATAAAGCGCCATTGCTGGCGCATATAATACCTAGAACTATAAAGATTCTAAGATAGCGAACTTATTCACCGATGAATGATTTCATCTTTTGCTTGAAGTCAATTGCTTGTTGCTTCTTAGCAGACAATTCATTGATTTCTTCTAATGCTTTATCGATTAACTCACGCTTCTCTTTTTCAACTTTTTCAAATTGTTGTTCAGCTAATTCAGCTTCTTGAAGAGCATTAGCAAATTGTGCTTGAGCAGAATCGATCCAGCTTTGCGCTTTAGCAATTTCTTTTTCGTGACCTTTTACAGCCTTACCGAAAAGAACTAATAATAGTTTCTTTAACATTTGATTTCCCACTCTCTCAGATAATGTTATTATGGCGAGACTAACGAGATTCGAACTCGTAATACCAGCGTGACAGGCTGGCGTGATAACCATTTCACTATAGCCCCATTAATGTAGGCTTGGAGCGTACTCTATGTGCGCATCCAAGCCTCATAGGAGGTAGGAGGTCTTGATATGGTGGACAGTAGGTGGGAGTCGAACCCACATGATAGAAAAAGTCGCATACCTTCTATAAATAGAATGGAGAGTAACTTTGCTGACTATCGCTGACCTTCACTGTCCATATGGCTGAGGCAAGTGGACTCGAACCACCACTCACTCGGTTAACAGCCGAGCGCTTTACCATTAAGCTATGCCCCAATAAGGAGGTGCAAGATGCCACCGTCATAACATCTTGCAATTTAATACCCACGGTTTAAATCCCACGAACAATTAAGTAATATATACAATTAGGAGGAGGTCTCTACAGGATTTGACCCTGCGCTGACCATATTAAAAGAGAGGCAAGTGTTTCACCACCTGACTCTCATATATGCCTACTTAAACTAGGCTTGTTTATGATTTAATTATTGCTTACGTAAAGATTTTGCTAATGTTGCA